CTCGCGCTCCAGGTGTTCTACAACAACGTCCTCGGCGAGCCGTTCGAGGTGCGCGGCGTGAAGCTGCGATTCGAAGCCGTGAGCGCGCACCGCCGGCACGGGTACAGCTACGGCGAGGTGCCGAATCGTTGGCTCGTCGAGCATTGCGGCTCGCCCCTGCTCGTCGCGACGCTCGCCGTCGATGTGCACATCGACAATCTCGCGGTCGCAGTGATCGGCTGGTGTAAGGGGCGCCGCGCCGTCCTGCTCAACTATTGGCGCTTCTATGGTGACACCGAGCAGCTCGACAACCCCGCGACGTGGGGGCGACTGTCGCAGGTGATCGAGGAAAAGGACTATCGCGGCGACGACGGTACGGGCTACCGCGTGCAGCTATCGCTGATCGATTGCGGCTACTTAACGGACACCGTCTATCGATTCTGCGGGCAGTATCAAGCGGGCGTCTATCCCGTGCGCGGCCGCGAGTCGCCGCCGCGCAATGCGCCGATGAAAGAGTTCTGGAGCTATGAGACCGAGGGCGGGCAGATCGCCTGGGCGGCCTCGGTGGACATGTACAAAGATCGCTGGAGCGCGTCGCTGCGCCGCACGTGGGACGGCCTCAGCATGCAACCGGAGGGCTACTTCAACGCGCCGATCGACGCGACGGACGAGCAACTAAAAGAGCTCACGGTAGAAACGAAGCGCGAGAAGATCGACAAGCTCACGAACCGCCGGCTTGGGTTCGAGTGGCACCGCCCGAGCGGTGCGAATAACGAGCTTTGGGATCTGCTGATCTACAACAACGTTGCTCTCGATATCGTCGCGTTCGATGTTTGCATTCAGCAAATGAAGCTCGACGCGATCGACTGGGATACGTTCTGGAGTCAGTTCTAGTTTGGAGTCTGGGCAGTCACCGCGGGGCGTGCGCCCGAGGCCGGGGGCTCGCAAGCGCATGACCTACGTTCCTCCCTCGGCACCGCCGAACCTGCGCAGCGGCAAGGCCCCGCCGGCGCGGTGGGAAGCCGGCCGCGAATGGTTTGCTCCGCCGGTGTACCTGCCCCTCGTGAGACGTGATCGCATGCTAGCTGGTTTTTTCGGGGTGCTCGCCCTCGGGTCGCTCGGCGGCGTCGCCCTCGTTCTCTGGGCGGTAGGGGTCCTCTAATCGAATGCCAAGATCCCAAGTGTCGCGCGTGCACCCGGCGCCGCCGGCGGCGTGAGCTGATCTTTGCCGGCATCGTGGGCGGCGCGGTCGCATCCGCGCTGCTCGGGTTGATCGTGCTGATCCTTCAAGCGATCCAAGAGATGGGAGCCAAATGACAGATTGCTGTGACGATACGACCTGGCTCGAGGAGCGGATCGCTGCGAAGAAAGCGCGCATCGTCAAGCTCGAGGCCGCGATCGATGCGGTCGCGGACGGCGCCCAAAGCTACTCGATCGACACCGGGCAAACGCGGCAGGTCGTCACGCGCGCCAACCTCAGCGAGATCCGAAACATGATCACCCGCCTCGAGAGCGAGATCTCAACCTTGCAACAACGCCTCTATGGCTGCGGCCGCTTTCAAGCGAGACCCGGATGGTAAAACACCCTTGGCTAAACCGCATCGTCGGTTGGCTCTATCCCGCGCCGGCGGCGCCGATGTTCGCGCCCGAGATGATGAGCGGGGGCGGCGCGCCCATGCGGCAGCTTTGGCACGACGGCGACAAATACCCGGGTGGGTTCGGATACACCGAGCTACTTACCGCCGACTATTGGACGCTCCGCACGCGTTCTGTGCAGCTGTTTAAAACGAATCTTTACGCGCGCGGCATCGTGCGCCGGCTGGTCACGAACATCATCAATACGGGCCTCGCGCTCGAATCCACGCCCGAGAACGCGATCATTGGCAAGGGCGAGGAAAGTCTCGCGGAGTGGAGCGAGCTCGTCGAGAACCGCTTTCATTTGTGGGAGCGCTCGCCCGTTCTCTGTGACTACTGCGGCGGTAAGAGTTTCGGCTCGCTCCAGTCGGCGGCCAAGATGGCCGCGATCATCTCGGGCGACGTCCTGGTCGTGGTGCTCCAGGATCCAGCGACGGGCCTGCCCCGCGTGCGCCTCGTCGATGCCTCGCGCGTGCAAACGCCCTTCGGCTCGGGCCCGATGCCGGAGCTCCCCGCGGGCAACGAAATCAAGCATGGCGTCGAGATCGATCCACACGGGCGGCAGGTGGCCTATTGGCTCGTTTCGCAGACCGGCAATCAGCCCCGCGTCGAGCGCCTCGCCGCGGTAGGGCCCTCGGGGCGGCGCCAAGCGTGGCTCGTCTATGGGACCGAGATGCTGCTCGATGAAGTGCGCGGCGAGCCGCTGCTCTCGATCGTGCTGCAATCGATTCGCGAGATCGATCGCTACCGCGATGCGGTGCAACGCAAAGCGACGCTCAACGCGATCCTCGCGATGTTCATTCAAAAGGATCAGGAAACGGTCGGCACGCGCCCCCTCATGGGCGGCGCCGTGCGCAAGGGCAGAGACACCGTCCCGGGCGCGGTGGGCGGCGCAGCACCGCGCACGTTCAATTTCGCCGAGATGATCCCGGGCGCGGTGCTCGACGAGCTCGCCCCCGGTGAGAAACCGCAGGGGTTCGCGCCCACCGGCACGGACGAAAAGTTTGGAGACTTCGAAGAGGCGATCGTTTGCGCAATGGCGTGGTGCTACGAAATCCCGCCCGAGATCTTGCGGCTCACGTTCTCGTCCAACTACAGCGCGTCGCAGGCCGCGATCAACGAATTCAAGTTGTTTCTAAACCGCGTGCGCGTCGAGTGGGGCGACTCGTTCTGTCAGCCGATCTACGTCGAGTGGTTGATGAGCGAGGTGCTCGCTGGACGCCTCACCGCGACGGGCCTGGTCGATGCCTGGCGCGACCCGGGCAGGTTCGATCAGCTTGCGGCCTGGACGGCGGCTGACTGGAGCGGCGCGATCAAGCCAAGTATCGATCTCAACAAACAGGCCAACGGTTACACCGCGCTGATCGAGCAAGGTCTGATCACGCGCGACCGCGCAGCGCGCGAGACGACCGGCACGAAATACAGCAAAAACGTGCAGAAACTCGCGCGCGAGAACCTCGCCCTCGTCGCGGCGATGAAGCCGATCAAAGAGCTCCAGGGCGCGAGCAAGGCGCCGCCGGCGCCGCCGGGCGCGGGCCGCGCGCCGCTCGCGCCGGTACCGAACGACAACAAAGACGAAGACGACGATCCGGAGGAAAATGCTTTGGTTGCTTGAGCCCGATACGCTGCGCCGATTGCAGCATGCACAGCAGCAATTCAGCGATCCCACCGCCATGCTGCGGTGGGAGGCCGAGCAGAGCGCCGCGGCCGAGTCGCGCGACGGCTTGCCGCAGGGGTTGCTCGTCGCCGGCGGCGTCGCGACGGTGAGCGTCGAGGGCGTGCTGACGAAACGCCCAGACTTCTGGGCAAAGTTTTTCGGCGGCAGCAACACCACCTATTCGAGCATTCGCAACGCGCTCGCGTTCGCGGCGAGCTCGGCCGACGTCGGAGAGATCGTGTTTGCGATCGATAGCCCCGGCGGCAGCGTTGACGGTCTGATCGAGCTGCTCGATTCGATCGCGCACGTGCGGCAGCACGGGGGAAAGCCGATGCGCGCGGTCGCGGACAACGCGCAATCGGCCGCGTACGGCATCGCCGCGGCCGTCGGCAAAATCGAGGCGAGGGGGCGAGGCGGGACGTTTGGAAGCATCGGCACCGCGGTGTCGATCTATGTGCCGACAAACGTCGTCACGCTCACCAATACCGATAGTCCAGACAAGCGCCCGGATCTCACCACCGAGGCGGGCAAAGCGGTCGTGGTAAAGTACCTCGATCAGGTCAATCACGAGTTCGTGAGCGCGATCGCGCAAGGGCGCGGCGTCGCACTCCCGAGCGTCACCGATGGCTACGGCCGCGGTGCCTCAATGACGGCGGCCGAGGCCAAGCGCCTCGGCCTGATCGATAGCATCGCAACGACGGCGCCGCGCGCGGTGCCGAGCAGCAACAAAGGAAAAAAAGCAGTGGCATCACAAGATCCAGAGTCGGAAAGCCGCGCGGCGCAGGATGCGGCCGTAGCTCGCGGCGTCGCCCAGGAACGCGACCGCGTCCTCGGGCACATCACCATGGGCGAGAGCTCGGGCGACATGGCGATCGCGCTCGACGCGATTCGCTCGGGCGCCGGCATGACCGTCGAGCTCCAGGCGCGCTACATGAGCGCGGGCATGAACCGGGCTGATCGCGGCAAGCGGCAGACCGAGAGCAACACCGCGGAGGCCCAGCTTACCAGCGTGGGCGCCGCATCACCCGCCGCAACATCCGCCGACCTGGGCGATCAGGTCGTTTCCGTTCTGCAATCGCAGGTCGGGGAAAAGAGCTTCGTTCGTGCCTAATATCACCACTACCAACATCGATCTCTCGCGCGTTGCGCTCGAGGTGTGGGGCGTCCTCGCGGCCGTCCTGCAAAACGTCGAGGTGACCGATCAGAGTTACCTCGAGGGGACCTTGCTCACGCGGAACCCCGCAAACGGCAAGCTGATCCCGTTCGCCGCATCGGCTGCCGACACGATCGTCGACGTGACGGTCGACGTCGCCTCGCTCGCGGCAAACACCGAGACGGATACCGCCGTCGTGGTGCCGGGCGCCCTCGTCGGCGATTCGATCGTCGTCACACCGCTGGGCACGTGGCCCGCCGGTCTCACCGCGCCGCAAGGCCGCTGCCTCGTCGCGGGCACGGTGCAAGTGCGAATCGGAAACGTGACAGCGGCTCCCATCGATCCCGCGTCGCAATCCTTCCGGTTCTCGCTCCAGCATGATCTCGGGGCGCCTGAATACGTTCTCACGTATCCGGTCACGGTCACCGCATCGAGCGATGGATCGGTGACGGTGTTGTCAGCCGGCAAGGTCAATCAGCGGCTACTCAAGGTGCACGGCGCGCCGCCCACCGCGGCGACCGCCGACCAGATCCATGCGTTGTTGAATCGACCGATCATCCCGGTTGACGGCACGCAACTCGCGAAGATCGACAACCCGCAGTAGCGCCTCGCCGCGCCGCCCCCATCGCGCCCCCCACCCCCTACGCCCTGAGCTAACCAAACCTGAGCTAACCCCATGAGCGACAAGTCAACAATTGCACTGATCGACATGTATCTCGAGGACGCGAGTACCCCGCCGTTCCTCTCGGGATTCTTTCGATCGC